GCCAATGATATTTGCAAATAGAACACATAATGATTTTGACCTCTTTTTAAACAGCCTGCATACTTATGTGCACACTATTAAAGAACCATCATCTCAATTTCATGAAGGTATAAAATCTATTAATACTATTAATAAGTATAACAAAATTTATGTGAATATGGATGACTTAGAAAAAATAGGGCATTCAGATCAAAAGGGTATAGTAAACCTTATGAAAAGATATGATATGGGTTTTTCTAATAAATTTTTATTTGAAGCAACTTTGGAATATTATTCAAGTAATCCATTGGATTTCATTGGTGTTATTAACAAACAAAAATTTAGAAAACCATTAACACATTTTTCAAGCACAAAAGCTAGTATATCAGAAATTAATAGAGACATTTCCAAGCATAACAGAGTTAAAGTTCATGATGCATTAATTTTAAATAAAGATATACAAAATTTTAACTTGTTTGACATGTTAAATTTTGTCTTAACAAATGATCATACTCCATTAGCCGACATTTGCATTAAAGAACAATTTGGGGCTAAAAGGGAGTTTTATGTCTTAGATATATTTAGCAAATATGCATGTAAAGGTTTAGAAGAAATATTCTTGGAGTGGTCAAAAGCATCAGAAACTGAGTGTATATCTGTCCCAGGGGATTTAAAAATGAATAAAATATTTAATTTGACCAATCAAATGTATCAACATGCAGCACAATATAAGAATTCAGTATATTTTGTTAATGGAGATTGTAGTAAATGGTCAGCTTCTGAACTTATGGAAAGTTTTGCAGTAATGGTTTATGCTTTGAAGGAACATATGCCATTAGGACTTTACCAGTTGTTACTTGGTTTAATACTTCATTGGAAAAAGAAAGAAGTTCAAATACCACAAGACATAAAAATCAAAACTAGTATAGAAAGTTATGTAAGTAGTTATTTATTTGAAACCCAAGAAATTTATCGTTTAAAATTAGGACAAAACTTCCTAATGGGGATTTTCAATTATATGTCAAGCATAAAAGGTACAATAATTTATGACTTTTTCAAAAAACATATTGAATCATTATTCAAGGAGTCAAAAATAGAACATTTGGAACACAGTGATGACTTCATAATTGGAATATCATGCAAACCAAATCAAATACAAGAAATAAAGCAACGTCTAAACAAAATAATGAGATTAGGTGGAATAACAGACTCTATAAAGAAAACAACAGTATCAAAATGGTATGCAGAATTTGTTTCATTATATGTTTTCAATGGACATTGTGTATACCCAAAAATAAAGAAGACTAAAGAAATTTCTTCAGTATTATCAGGGACTGG